TTGGTGTATGCGGTCTTATCGGTGGTGGCAAAGGAACCGTTGCGGATATCCTTGTAGGAAATCATAATTTTGAAAAAATTAGTTTTGCCGATCCTCTAAAAGATATGGTATCCAAGGTATTCAACTGGCCACGCCATTTACTTGAGGGCGACACAAAAGAAAGCCGTGACTGGCGTGAGCAACGTGATGATTGGTGGGCTGTTCGTCTTGGTATTCCAAACCTTACACCACGTTGGATACTACAGTATTGGGGAACCGATGTTTGTCGCGTTAATTTTCATGAAGATATTTGGATTGTAAGTTTAGAAAATAAACTTTCCAAAATTGTTAATAGCGGTTCTGCCCATAATTATAATAACATTGTAATTCCAGATACTCGTTTTCCTAATGAGATTAAAATGATTCGCAAACTTGGTGGCGAAGTGTGGGGTGTTCGTCGTGGCGAAGACCCAGATTGGATGATAAAACTTATCCAATATGGAGAAGAACCAAATGATATTCATCCAAGTGAATGGTCGTGGGTTCGTGAAAATATTGACCAACTTATTAATAATGATGGTACACTGCTTGATTTAGAAGAAAAAGTAAAAAATTTATTATAATATACGTATATAATTTGCAATAAACACCCATTTTAATCTATTCCGCTAAATATTAGCAACACCTTAAAGGAATAGACCCTATGGCAACATTAGTATCACCCGGCGTATCGGTTTCTGTCATTGATGAGAGCAACTATGCTCCTACTGGACCAGGAACAGTACCATTAATTCTTCTTGCAACAGCAAGCAATAAGGCAAGCACTGCGGGCGGAATTGCAACTTATACAACATCATCTACGGTAAATACTCTGCAACTTGTAACAAGTCAAAAAGATTTGCTTAATAATTATGGACTGCCAATTTTCCCTACTGATGCTAGTGGTAATCGTTTGTTTGGCAGTGAACTTGCAGAATATGGTCTTATGGCTGCACACAGCACACTTGGTGTTACTAACCAAGCCTATGTTCTTCGTGCTAATATTGACTTAAGTTCATTGCAAGGTAGCACTAATCGCCCGTATGGTAATCCAATTGGTGGTACACAGTGGCTCAACACAAATTTAACTAATTGGGGTATTTTTCAACTTAGTAATAATCAGTTTAATCAACAAAATCCAACTGTAATCACTGATAGTACACTAGTTAATAGCGGTATTCCTTATAGCAATGTGGGCGTAGTTGGTAGCTATGCAGTAAACTCTACAGATGTAAAAAACCCAATTTATCAAAAAGCTTACGACAATACTTGGAATCAAGTTGGCAGCACCGCATGGCAAACTAAAACTCCTACAATTATTGGTAGTGCCCAAGCATCTAACTTAAGCACATCAAGCACTTCACTTGTAATTAATAATAATACATTTACAATTTCAAATGCATCACCTGCAAATCTTGTTGCTACTATTAATAGTGCAAGTATTGCTGGCGTGACTGCAGCACTTATTAATGGTTACTTTAATCTTTTTGCAACTAGTGCAGCTTCTTCATATGGAAATTCAACGGCAACTGGCTCAATTGCAATTTCTAATGGTAGTGGCACTCCTCTTACGAACTTAGGAATTACTGCTGGCACATATAATTGCCCTATTCTACAATATAGCCCAAGCTATACAGTGCCAGCATGGAAATCAACCGATTCTTCACCAAGACCAAATGGCAGTGTGTGGATTAAAACAAATCCAGTTAACAATGGTGCAAATTTCTACGTTTACCGTTGGAATAGTGCAACCAGTAATTGGGATTCTATTCCAGCACCAGTGTTTCGTACTCGTCGTGAATCACTTTATTATTTTGATCCACTTCTAGGTGGATTGGGTATATCACAGAATACTTTGTTTATGAAGTATGATATCTATAGTAATACAACTGGCTCTTTCAAGTTATATCAATGGGAAGGAAATGCTGGACCACTTGTTGTCACTGGTAGTGTATCAAATCCAACATTTACAATTGGTAATTCTTTTAATATTCAAGTTACCACGCCCGGCACTTCTTCATCGGGAACTACTTACACAATTACTCTTACTGGTACTACTGCTGCAAATTTTGTAAGTCAAGTGCTAGCTGCAAATATTCCTAATTTAACTTGTACACTAACTTCAACTGGAAATATTCAATTTGGTCATACAACTGGGGGCGACATATATATTTCAGAAGTATCTGGTACACCTATAAGTTCAAATTCTACTGGAGCAGGCATTGTGCCTAACAGTACTTCTAATGTATTCTTTGAAAGCACTACCTATAGTGCAAGTTCAACTAACTACATGGTTTTAAGTAATTGGCAACCTGCACTATTGTTAAATCAACAGGCAACCGCACCAATTGTTGCGCCTGCTACTGGAACTTTGTGGTATTATAGCACTCCACTTGAAGCAGATATTATGATTAATGATGGAACTGCTTGGCGTGGATATCACAGTTCAGCTATTGTTAAAGATAGTCGTGGTTACACGCTTGCGAATACTGACTCACTTGGTCCAATCTTTAGTCCAACACCGCCTTCCTATCAAAGCAGTGGTGCATCTGTAACATATGGTGATTTATGGATTGATACAAGTGATCTTGAACATTATCCACAAATTCATCGTTGGCAAAATGTAGCTGGTACCGCACAATGGGTGCTAATTAATAATAGCGATAGTACAACTGAAAATGGTATACTTTTTGCTGATGCTCGTTGGGATTACAATGGTACATTTGATCCTGTTCTCAATGCAAAACCTGCTATTAGCACACTTATTACAAGTGACTATCTAGACCTAGATGCACCAAATCCACAAATTTATCCACGTGGCATGCTATTGTTCAATACTCGTCGCAGTAGCTATAATGTTAAATCTTTCGAGGCTAATGCATGGAATAGTCTAGATTATCCTCTTGTATCTTTGCCAAATGTAAAATCAACTTGGAATAGTTATAGTGGAAAGAATCAAAATGGTGTTCCTTACATGGGTCGCAAAGCACAACGTAATGTTATTGTTAGTGCATTAAAAGAAGCAGTAGATAATAGTACACAAGCACGTGAAGATCAGATTAACTTCAACTTGCTTGTATGTCCAGGTTATCCTGAACTAACTCAAAACTTAGCAACACTTAATAATGATCGTCGTAACACTGCTTTTGTTATTGCTGATGTTCCAATGGGACTTTCAAGCGATCCAACGGCGGTAAATAATTACATCACTAATTCAAATAGTGCTAGCAGTGATGGAGAAGATGGTCTTGTTACCAATGATCCATATGTTGGAGTATACTATCCGGGTGCTGCTTATACCAATGCTCTTGATGGAATTGGACAAGTAGTTGTTCCTATGTCACATGCAATTCTGCGTATGATGGTTAAGAGTGATCAAGCAAGTGCTCCTTGGTTTGCACCAGCAGGCGCTTTACGTGGTAAAGTTGATAATGTAATTAAGATTGGTTATGTTGATCGAGTTACTGGTTCGTTCTATAGTATTGGAACAAATCAGGGTCTTCGTGATCTTCTATACCAAAACAATGTCAACCCTGTTGCAGTATTTCCTGTTGATGGTATTCTTGTTTATGGCAACCATACCCGTCAAGCAAATGCTACTGCACTTGATCGCATTAATGTTGCACGTCTTGTAAATTACTTGCGTTATAGTTTAGAACGTCTTGCAAAGCCATTGGTGTTTGAACCAAATGATACGGTAACAAGAAATGCAGCTACACAGGCAGTAAGTGGTCTTTTGAATAATATTGTAGCACAAAGAGGCATTTATGATTATCTAGTTGTTTGCGATACTACAAACAATACACCAACTACTATTGACCGCAATGAGTTGCATATTGATATTGCAATTGAACCTACTAAAGCTGTTGAATTTATCTATATTCCAGTGCGTATTTTGAACACTGGTGCATTGGCTGGTACAGGTGCAAATCAAGGTGGTTTAAGTAATACTACATCAACCGTTGCTCTTGGCTCAGTTAATACAACTGCATAATAGCAATTTAGTGATAAAAAACAAAAAGCCGCTAGCAATAGCGGCTTTTTTAATATACGGACAAAATAAAAGTAAGCAATCTATTATAAATACTTCTATAGGAGATATAAGATGGCAGTTGCATCACTACTCAAAATGACGGTTCCAGTTGCTAGCAACAGTGACCAGAGTGCAAGTAATCAGAGCTTGTTAATGCCTCTGTTAAAGTATCGTTTTAGAGTAACATTCTTAAATTTTGGTGTTACTAACCCTACTACGGAACTTACTAAGCAGGTTATGAGTTTTACAAGACCAAATTTAAATTTTAATCCATACACACTTGATATCTATAATAGTAAAATGTATCTTGCTGGTAAACCAGAATGGCAACAAGTAACATGTGAATTGCGTGATGATGCAAGTGGTGCTGTTCGCCTACTTGTTGGCGAGCAAATTCAAAAACAATTTGACTTTGCTGAACAGAGCAGTGCTGTTAGTGGTATTGATTACAAATTTATTACACAATTTGAAGCACTTGACGGTGGCAATGGCGCAAATAATCCAAACGTTCTTGAAACTTGGCAAATGTATGGTTGCTTTATTAGTGAAGTAAATTATAATAATTTTGAATACACAAGCAATGATCCAGCAACAATTACGCTAACATTGCGTTATGATAATGCTTTACAAATTCCAAACAGCAATGGCGTTGGTAAAAAAGTAACAAGAACAAGTGGAGCCAGCGTTACTGGCTAAGGATTAAGCCATGGCTTCGCTTTTTAGTTATCTTCATTCATCATTAAGTGGGAGGCAAATGCATGATTATGCGCATGCCTCTCAAGTATTTCGCTCAAATAACTTTGCTCGTGCACCAAAATCAAAGTATCTTTTTTATGTTAATTTTGTAGTTTCTAGTGATGTGCCGAGCAACATAGATACAAGTGAAATTGGATATCTTGTAAAAAGTGTAGAGTTGCCTAAATTTTCTATAGACGTAAAAGATCTTAATCAATATAATCGACATGTTTATATTCAAGATCGTATAAAATACGAACCAATTACTATTAAATTTCATGATGATAATAATAATGGATTGCGAGTATTGTGGCAAGACTATTACAATTATTATTATGCAGATGGTCAATATGGATCAAATGATTTTAATTATGATGATAGATATCAAACCCGTCTTCACAGCAGTTGGGGATTAGATAATGGAAGCGATGTTCCTTTTTTCAGTGCAATAGAAATTTATAGTATGTATGGTGGACAAAGCAATAAAATAACTCTTATGAGTCCAGTTATAACTAATTTTTCACATGATACACATGAATATTCAGAAAATCAAGGCATTATGGAAGCAAGTATGCAAATTCGTTACAATGCTGTAACATATGAAGATGGATTTGCAAGCGGTATACCTGGTTTTAATAATGGTTTTTCATATGACACAAATCCAAGTGGATTGACCGATTCTTTGTTAGGAAATTACATTGATCCTATTACCGGCGTATTAAGCCGCCAAACCGATGGATTTGTAAATCCTGTACAATTACGTCAATCACAACAAAGTGAGTTTGGTTTTATTAATCAGGGACGACAATATAATCCAACAAGCAATGCTGGTTTAACAGAAATTGAATTAGCAGCAATTATACAAAATAATGCTGCTAATTCTGGTAATGGAAATACTATTTTTCCAACTGCTAATTTAAATCAACCAATTTATAGTCAAAATTCTGCAGAAGTTCAGCCAATCGCTAATCCAGATTCATCATCAAGTACTACTAATCCAGATAAAACAAACATTAATACATTCTCAACAGCAAATCCTTATACAACTGGCAGTTACCAGTATGCTTTGTTTAATCAAGGATACAGCACATCACAAATTAATAGTGCATCACAATTTATTAACACTGTTCCTTCTAACACGTTGAAAGAATATCAGCAAACTAATAATATACCAACTACAATACAAACACAGACTGTTGTTGCTCAAAAATATATTGATAGCCCATCAAATGTAAGCGATATAGGCACTATAGATTATGGTCAACCAATTTCTACACCAAGTCAGATTAATTTCAGTAATCCCGTTGCACCAGTTGCTCCAGTTTATAATAGCAATAGTTGGCAAAATACTTTACTTTCACAAGGATATACCCCTAACGATATTGCCCTTGCATCTTCGCAGATATCTAAATTAAATGTTTCGACAGGAACAGACCTTGTTCCTATTGCAATAGGTTATATAAAGTATAATAAAAATACAATAGTATAAATATTTTTATGGCAAATTTACCTAATACAGTTGAAAATACAAATCCTAGCGTTTTCTTTAATGGTTACTTTAGTCAACCACTGCAAATAAGTGATGCAGTTTGGGAACAAGTTTATGGTTATTTTCTCACACTTACAAATGATTCAGCATCAGCAAGTGCATTAGCACAAGCAGTGATTGCGCTTACCTACAATAATAGTCTTGATCCACTAACTGTTATTGCACAATTTCGAGCAGCACCAAATGCATCAAATGTAAAACAATTATTAATAAGTTTTTTCAATAGTGCAAAGGGCGCAACAAGTAAACTTGGATATACTCGGAATAATGCTATACCGCCAAGTGTTTCTAGAAACATAATTCCATGAGTTTAAAATACAGTCAAGGTTTGTATGAACCTAAAAATCCACAAAAGTATGCTGGCAAAGGAAGTATTAGGTATCGCAGTAGTTGGGAACTGAAATTTATGCAATTTCTAGACTCTCATCCGTCAGTAAAACATTGGGCAAGTGAAAGTATAAGCATACCATATAAAAATCCAATAGTTAATAAGACTAAAAATTATGTGCCAGATTTTTTTATTGTATATGAAGATGCAAATGGTAATCGTAAAGCAGAAATTGTAGAGATAAAACCATACAAAGAAACAAGTTTAGAAGCTGCGGGTCGTAGTCAAAAAAATCAAATACAGGCAGTAGTAAATTTAGCAAAGTGGCAAGCTGCAAAATCATACTGCGATGGACAAGGCATTGAATTTAGAATTTTGACTGAACACGATATGTTTGCTGGCACCAAAAAGAAAAAACGATAATTAATAGTATGACACAGAAACTTGAAGATTTATTCCACTTGCCGCCAGCACCAAGTAAAGAAGTTGTAGAAGCATTGGAAAATGCGCATCAAATTGAAAGCAGTTTGCCACAGGTAGCAGAAGACGCACTTGATAAAGATTTAGACCATTTAGCAGACCAAGCAGTAGAAAGTTTTGAAAACCTACAGAGTCTTGGAATGAATGTGGAAGCGCGTTTTGCTGCTCCAATCTTTGAAGCAAGTGCAAAGATGTTGACAGCAGCCGTAACTGCTAAACTTGGAAAAGTACAAAAGAAACTTAAACAAACTGAAATCTTGCTTAAAATGCAAAAAATGCAACATGATATGAATAAAGATAGTGGCAACGAACCAGATACCATTGAAGCTCAAGTATTTGACCGTAATGAATTGCTGAAAACTTTCCGAAAGCAATAAATACTTAATAAAAAAGGTTTAACGATGAAAACCCTAAGACAATATATTTCAGAAACTGAAAAAAAGTATGGTTTCCGTGCAAAGCTTGCTGCGGAACTTACTAATGAACAAATGGAAAGCTTAAAGAAGGTGCTTTCACGTTGGAATC